AGGTATTAATACTCTGTTTACATTGGAGCAAACACTTGCACAGCAGACATATTTTAGTTATGCGATGGGTAATTATGGATTCGATCTTCTTTCATGGCATACTATGAAAGATTGGATTGATACAAGAGAAAAACTTCTAGCAATAAGAAGAGATCTACATTTTGATCCGAGAACACAATATCTAAAAATGTATCCTCAACCAAAAAATACAAGATTTTATGGAGTAATATCATGTTATGTTGAGAAACCAATTAGAGACATAATCAAAGAAAAATGGGTTCTTGATTACAGCATAGCATTAACAAAAGTTATGTGGGGAAGAATCCTAACAAAGATAACAGGTGTTTCTCTTTTGGGTGGTGGTAATTTCAGTGGAGACACAATCTTAGGTGAAGGGAACAAAGAAAAAGAAGCATTGGAACAATTCTTAATCGAAGGTGGGTATGGAGACTTTGAACCGGTCATGTTCCTTGTTTCCTAACGGTATCGGAAATAAATCTCCATAACATTAAATATGTATATGGAGAAAAAACACTATTTATTATTAAAAAAGCACGATATAACAGGTTTGAAATATTTATGCTATCATTTTGGAACTGAATCTTCATGTTTTAAATATAAAGGATCTGGTTCATATTGGTTATCTCATTTAAAAAAGCATAAGAACTGTATATCGACTATAATTTTAGATGAATCACACGACAAATCTGATATATCTAAAAGCGGGGAGTTATATTCTGCTATGTGGGATGTTGTAAACTCTAAAAACTTCGCAAATTTAATTATTGAAAATGCTGAATCTGATGCATCAAAGTTACATACACCAGAAGCTAGATTAAAGAGAGTGGAATCATTCAATAATAGATTTTTACTTCATGGATTAACAGATAAAGAAAAAAAAAGTAGGGAACGGGCTATTAAAATTATGCACAGTCCTGAAAATAGGAAAAAAGCAATTGAATCTATACGAAATAGACACGTAACAGGAAATTTAACAGATAAACAATTGAATGTTGGGAAGAAAAAAAAAGAAAGAATATCAATTTACGGATTCACGGATAAAGAATTAGAATACCATAAAAAAATATCAGAATCTCAGATGAATTTAACAATGCGAGAGAGATTAAATGATCCAACTTGGATAAATCCAAACAAGGGAAAGTCAGGTATAGAGATTTACGGTGATGGGTATATTCACCCCAGACTTGGTAAAAAATTAAAAGAAATAAAAGGTTCTGATTATATTGAACCTAAATCCAATCCATTCAAATTAATTATAAATAATAAAGAAGAATTAATATTTTCATCTGAATCTGATTTCATAGAAAAAACCAAATTGACATCTCCTATGCTATGTAAAATAAAAAGAAATAAATTACACACTATAAAAAGGCAATCAAACTCATTGCATAATTTTAAAAATGGAGATGTAATAAACTACATTCCTCTAACTATTGAAGAATATAAAAAACTAAAATAAATGCTACCCCTCAAAAGAGACAAACGATTCAGACAGGGAATTTACACTCCCAGAAATCCGAAAAAATATATGGGCAAAACTGCGATATATCGCAGTGGACTGGAGTGTAAATTTTTCATGTTCTGTGACAACAATCCCAATGTTTTGAAATGGGGAAGTGAAAATGTAATAGTTCCGTATGTATCAAAGATCGACGGCAAGTGGCACAAATACTATGTCGATAACTATGTTGAGATTTTAGAAGGAACCACTGTGGCAAAGTATCTTATAGAGATCAAACCACACAAACAGACAAAGAAACCAGAAGTTAAACAAGGTAAAAAGAAAAGCAGTTTATTATACGAACAAACACAATGGATAATAAACGCAGAGGGTAAATGGCCCGCTGCTGAGAAGTATTGTAAAGATAGAGGATGGAAATTTTTAATTTTAACAGAAAAGCACTTGTTATGATCATCGTGTTTGTTAAATAAAAACACATGAAATTGTTTAGCGAAAAGGTAGAAGCAACCTTTACTAACTCTTCTTTTAACGTTTTACAGGTTGAAAACTTTTCCGAAATTTTCTTCGACGTCTATGAGATAGAGCTTAACAAGATCAAATACCCTGTTGAAAAAATTTCCTCATTCAGAGGAAATCCAGTGGTGTCTGTTCCTGTAGTAATAGGTGAAAATGAACAGGAATATCCCTTTGTTTTGATCAAAGGATCTGAATCCATTGTCTTTAATGAGCAAAATGATGAAGCTCCTGTGGATGATATGGTGGTGCAAGAATCTTCTTCTGAAGATGTCATTTTTGAAAATATCGATCTTGAGCGGGACAACCGTATCAAAGACTCCACACGAAGAGAATTGTTGCAGCAAATTGAAGTTGCGAAAACCAACGCAAAGCAACAAGCAGAATCTATCAAGCATCAGAAAATAAAAGAAGCTGATATTGAGATTCGCAAGAAAAACAAGATCTTAACTGAAAGCCTGAACACCGCCAAACAAGAATTGGTCAAGGAGTTTTTAAAAATCACCAAGTCCCTTAAAAATGAATTGGTGGATGGTGCTGATGATCGATATCGTGAAATCTCAATCACTGTTGATAATAAGATCACTGATTTAGCCGAGCGTCTATCTGAATCCATAACATCTGATTTTGAGAATTCATCATCAGAGTTTGAATCCAAAATACGCGATTTCGTAAAGTCATTACACAATGAAAGTGTAGTTCCAGAACTGCGTAAATCCTTGGAGACAATTGCCACCGATGCAGTTGATCGTATAAAAACAATCGAAGTTAATTTAGAGAAACAATTATCAGACAAAGCTGAAATATCAGTTATCGAAGAACTGTCTCAAGAACTGGACGTTCTTCGCAATGGTAATATTGAATTAAACAACAACATCAACAAAGGAGTTAACAAAGCGCTTTCCAGAATTGGAAATGTGAATAATCGAATTGATGTTGTTGCTGAAGAAATTACCAAACAAGTTGATGAGCGTGTTTCCAGTGTATCGGATGAACTCACGGAATATTACAGCGCGAAACTGCAATCTTTAGAGGATCAGACATTTGATCTGAATGAAAAATCCAGACAATATGTAATTGAGCTGGTTCAGGAATCGAGAACCAATTTAATTTCGGAAATTCGAAATATTCAAAAATCAGCACCGGTTGAATTCATAATTGAATCGGGAGGTAAGAAAAAAGTTAAGAGTTTCGATGTCATCGACAAGGATATTAATAAAAAAATATCTGATAAAATTTCAGATGAAATTATAAAGCTTAAAAGGTATATCGCGGTTTATTCAGGGGGTGGTGGTTCCGTTGCTCAACAGTTCGCCAACGGGGGTGTGATGAATGGTAATCTAACTGTTTTTGGTGCTATTTCTGCATCTCAATATTTAGGAATACCCGGTGGGGGTGTGTCTGGTGACTATCTACCATTGAGTGGTGGAACTGTAACTGGTGCTTTAGTTGTACAGGATGGATTTACTTCTAATGGTGATGAAGCCCTGTTCACTGGTATTAACTTCACAGTGGATACAACCAACACAGTGATTGGTTCCACTAACACAATAGATATTACTGCTCCAACTATTACTATAAGTGGTAAAGTCGGCATCGGCACGGCAACACCAACTGCCAAACTCGACATCCTTGATACAACATCAGCTGTCGGAAGTGGATTATCTGGCAGTGCTTTAAATATTGCTCAAACTTGGAACACAAACTTAACACCAACAGCTTTGTCTGTAAATGTTACTGATCTTAGTAGTAATGCTGCTAGTTTGCTGATGGACTTGCGGGTGGGTGGGGTTAGTCAATTAAAGGTAACCAAAGCAGGCAACTTGACCGCAGGTAGGTTTGCTACAACTGGATTTAACGGTCTTGAATTTGACTCTATCAACGGGACGTTAAAAGGTTCTAGAAGCGTTGATGGAGGTATTGTTGCCGATCTTAATCTTCTATCAAATTCTTTTTCTGTCGGAACTTTAATTGCCATTAATGGCTCTGTAAAATTTTCGGCAAATGGAGATGTAACGCTCGCTCGTGACGCCGCCAACACCCTAGCCCAACGCAACGGACTCAACGCTCAAGAATCACGAATCTACAGCACATATACTGATGCTTCAAACTACGAAAGATTCTTTATCAAAACTAATGTAGGCGCTACAAGTGCTACACAGATTGGATTAAGTGCTGCTGGGACTGGTCGGAATAGAAACTTGGAGTTTGTTGTTGATGGCTCTACTAAGATGACTATTAGTAGTGGTGGTACTATAATAAAACAGGGGTTACTAGGAATTAACACTGGATACGTTGTGTCGGGTACACCTCAACGAGTACAGATATCCACACCGACAGGAATCCATTGTATGGTTGGTCAGCTTGGCGGGCTTGGTTGTTTATTCACAGATAACGGCATGATTTTAGGTGCTGCGAGTTTACCTTGGCCAACGGCATATATCACCACCGCTAATGTTACCAGCCTCAGCGCTACTGGCAATATTACCACTGGTGGGGGATCTCTTGTTGTAACATCAGCTGATGGCACATTTTCTCAATCTGGGGGAGCGTCGAACAGAATTATTACTTCTAGTGAACGTTCAATTATTCGGAACTTGTCAAGTGGAGGTATTGATGTCAGAAATAATTCCGATACTGCGGGAACCGTTGCTTGCGGGAGCCTCAGCGCCAGCGGCACCCTCGCCGTCACTGGCGCGATCACTGCAAACAGCGGATTAGCTGTCACATCCACGTCGTATCCAGTGCTTGACGTGACTCGCTCGGCAGCAGCGACCAGCGATTTTCGTGCAGCCACACGGTTTAAGCGAGAAAACTCAAGCGGCACAACATCGGCAGGAATGGGGGTTGGATGTTTTTTCGAGATCCCAAACGCTGCCAACAATCTTAAAAACGTCGGCTTTTTCGGAGGAGCAATCGCAACCGCAACGGCGGGTGCGGAGGTAGGCGAGCTTGTATTTGCGCCCGCATGGCTGGGAGTCGATCCTTATCTCCGACGAGATATGGTTTTGCGGGCTACATCGGCAGCAACGGCTGATTTGTCCTTGGCTGGCAACCTCAGCGCCAGCGGCACTCTCGCCGTCACTGGCGCGGTCACAACCGCGAACTTCATTGCTGGTGCCGAAATGACAGCACCCGCAGCACCCGCGGCTAATGGATACCGGATCTATGCCGAAGACAACGGCGCAGGGAAAACTCGACTCATGGTGCTATTTGCAACCGGAGCAGCACAACAAATCGCAATCCAACCATAACACCATGTCCCTACTCACACCTACCGAATCCGTAACCGCCCTACTCTAACAATATGACAATAACTAATCCAACCCCAATTATAATACCACCAACTCCTCAACAAGAGTTTCCACATCTATGGTTATCAGACATAGTTATTCATGCTCCAACGGCAGAGAATGGTTTTATTCACATTGAAACAAGACCTTACAATCAAGATACTAAAGCTATAGGAAGTCATGATTACCATACCGTTATTAAAACGGATAATCTTTGGGCTGCTGTAAATGAAGTTCCAGAAGTAGCAGCTGCTATGTTTGCTATCTTCCAAGCTGTTGATCCGTTGAGAGCTTGGCTCAATGGTGGAACACCTAGTGTAGTGACATCACCAGAACCTGAAGAAGAAGTTCTGGTGGATGTGCCAATCGAAGCAGAAGTTGTAGAATAGTATATATTTCAAATAAAACTAGAAGAGCCGGTCTAACTTAATAGACCGGCTCTTCTCTTATTGTTTCCCGCTGGGAGCATCAAAGATACCCAAGGGTAACTAATCTCCTAAACTCAGGTATCATAGTATCGAAATTATTAGATGTCAATGATTGACCTAACGGTGATGCATTAGCTGTTAAGCATGTAAATAACATAGAAGATCTGTCTGTGAATATTAGAGCAAATGTAGATCCATTGTACGCTCTATTTACTCTAAATGTTGTACCTGTAGCAGCGGATAGTGTTGCAAATGCACCAGAAGCACCAGAAGCGGGTGATGTTAAAGCATTAAAGGCGATACCTTCAACACGCTTTGAGCTGAGAGCTGCGTTGGTAATTGGCCCTGTACCGACTGTTAATAGTTCTACAGTATTGAATCCACCTGACCCTCCTGATAGTGAGAAGTTTAAGTTGAGTGGTGTTAATCCAAAGGCAGAAAGCGCTTGTGAAGTAAAGCTAATGATTGGCATATTATTATTTATTCTAGACCGCTTATTTTATTTAAATTTAATGCTATTAGGTTTTGTCTCTCTAATATAGACTTCACCATATGCTTCTAATTGACCCATGACATGTTGAAATTCACGCTGAGACATTGATTTCCAGTCTTTTAATTTATCCATACACTTATCTGCTCGCTTCTCTATAAACTCCATATCATCTAAGTGGGCTAAGCATTCCTTGTAAGGTATTTCTTTTGCTTCAAAGTGTATAGCTGTTAATATAGAGTACCCACCTTTCTTGCTGCTCGCTTTTGCTATTTTATCAGCGCCAGCTTGCCTTTTTGTTAAGAACTCTTGTAATTTTGCATCAGTCTTTTTAAGAGTGTCTTTAATCGACTCTAATAGTATGTCAAACGTAAACATAACATTATTTAGTTATAATTCAAACTTTAATAGTATCTCCTGCTTAACAGAATTACCTTTATTAAAATGAGAAATTTTATCAGTTGTACCTAACAAAATACGATCTTTTAGTATAAATCTAGTATCGATAGATTCTATAATATTTTGTTTGTATGTGTTATTAATAACAATACCGACTTTCGTAACACTTTCTTTAATACTTGATTTAAACATTTTCGTAAGAAATTGATTATAATCATCAAGATTCTTAAATGTTTTTTCATCATAACTTTCAACATTATAATAAGGAGGGCAAGTAAATACACAATCGTAATTATCGCTAGGTGTAAAGGTTGTACAATCATTGTTATAAAGCGTACAATGATTGTAACCAATGAAGTTAGATATTTCCTTACAACCAGTATATGATTTATTCCAAAGATCATTATAAACATAATCTATATTTGATAGGTAAGCACCTATTAACCTATGGCCCCAACCCCCACACGGATCATAGACAGATTTAATATTTTCATCAAGAATATAACGCTTAAACCAAAGAGGTGAAAAGTGAGAATAACCAATGTGTATTCCTGATATTTTAAACCCTCTAAGTAGTTCTCGATCTGTAAGTGTTGTATCTTTGTTAAGATATTTTTTTCTATTTAAAATAAGTTTTTTTTGTATATCTTTTTTTTGCCATAGCTTATTCTCTTTATCGAAAAAGTGAGGTTGAAATGTATGAACTAAACGATTGCTGCTAATAGCATTACTGTACAACGGTTCACGGTGTTTATATCGCTCTAACTCCTGTTTACATTGATCTAAGGTGTATGCATACTTGAGAACCTTGGTATCTCTCAACCATTTGTAGATTGTATCTTGGGAGACAATTCCTTTGAATAATTCAACACACTCTTTTATAGATGTATTTTTAGCATAAGATATAACAGTTTCTTTTAATTCATTACTCTTCATATCTATCTTGCTTAGCTAAGTTATCTTTTTCCCACAATGGCTGATAGTTCGTGTAGTGGCAGATCTCTTTAAGTGTATTAATATCTGATATATCTTTAAGATACGCTAGTGGTTTAATATGATCTAAATGCCAGCAATCTTCACCTCTAGAATGTTTATCCCATGTCATGCCTTCTACGAACTTAGACTCTATGTATTGTTTAAACTCTTCTATAGAGCAGCCTAGGTACTTAATAGATGGGTGATCTTTTGTTAAATTAGAGTACTTAATTGCTTGTCTAACATGCTCTCGTATATTGCATCTCATCTTATGAAGAGGATCTTCATTATATCTTTTACGATGTAGGCCAGATTCTTTATCCTTAAAATACCTCTCTTTAGCTTTAACTTTATAGTGCTCTATATTATCAAGTCGGTGTTGTTTTATAGAATCGTTTAATTCTCTCTTTTGATCTTCAGTTAAATTATTATACCACTCTTTCCATACAACTGTTGTTATACCTAAAGATTTACGATAATCTCTATATAATTTATTTCGCTTTTTGTACTCTAAATCATGTCTCTTATTCTTATGTCTTTCTTTACCAGCTTTAGATATTTGACTCTTTTCTTCAGAAGACATCATCCAATACCTCACACTTTCAGGCCATACATCAAATTTATCCTTTACCGACCATATCCCATTTTCCTTAGCGTAGTTTATAATATCTTGTTTTTGCTCATCTGTCCATTTTTTGTGCTTTTTAAACTCTTTAACCATATTATTATTTATTATATCTTATCCGAAAACTTTGTCAATATATAAAAATAAATAATTTGTATATTTTTATTCCCACGTAATTAGCCTATATTTAACAGTAGACAAAAAAAACCTAGGAGGTCTTCGGCCCTCCTAGGTTTATAACTTATTGATACTCTATAATTTAGAAGTACACATTCTGCGAAGCTGGTGAGAACGCAGTACCTAGACCCTGAACAATAATAACATGGTAGTAGAGGTTGGCACCAAATATGTTATCGACTACACCATAACGGGTAAGTAGACCAACGCGTGGAGCGAAGTCATTTGGACCAATTGTTCTCTGAACCATGATAGGAATGTATGGGCAGTAGATGATACCTGTATCGTAGAATTCTGAACCCTTGTAACCAAGAAGTGCATATTCAATACCACCGCCGCTGTGTTGTGCGGTACCGTAACCTACGTTTCCGTAGATTGCAGAGTTTTGAACTTCTGTACGTGTATCACGATATACTGTGAATCTTCCACCAACAGAACCTACTTTTGCAATACCAACTGGTTGTGTTGACACATCACCTTGAACTGGTACCCACTGGAATTCTGGGAGCATTTCAAGGATAGCGCAAACACGTGGTGTTGCAACAATGAAGTTAGCAGCACCGCGTCTGTTACGAACAGCGATTCTGTTTGCTTCAATAATAAGGCGCTGATAGAAGTCTCTATTTCTCTCAACTAACCATCTGCCGTCAGCAGAAGCAGGTGACCAGAATGAGTAACCTGCACCATAACCTGCGTTAAGGGCGGATTGTACCATTCTCATGATCATTTCACGGTCGATTTCTGCTTGGATCTCATATGACATTGCATTTGTGATCTCAGCATCGATATCGATACCGTTCATGTTCTTAAGGTCTTGCTCAAGTTCGACAGACCAACGTGCACCAAGTCTACGAGTACCAGCTTCAACAGCTGTCTTTTCGAACTTGACTTCGATCTGTGGAATGTTACCAGTGATTTCAAACGCAGATAGGATCTGAGCAACGCCCTGATCTTGTTGTGTGAAAGTCCATGCACCGGATGCACCGCTGAGTTTGCCTGAAGACGAACCAGTGAAACGAGTGTCAAGGAACTGATAACCCATTTCACCGGAGGTGTTAGGTAATGCACCTGCGACACCACTATAGTTAGTAGGTGTACCTGGAATGTTACCTGGACCTGCGCCACCACCGGTAGCGCCACCATCAATACCATTTCCGAGGAACTGGGACTGATAACCATAACGGAGTGCGAATGCTAGACCTACTGGACCAGACATTGGCTGAACACCGACGATTTCGTTGGAGATAAGCTCTGGAAATGTACGACGAATCATTGGTATAAGGATCTTTGGTAGACGAGAGTCACCGCTAGCGTAGTTGTCTCCGCTATTGATTGCACCAGTACCTGGATTGTACATCTGGTTGCTGCCTGCGCTGCCAAAAACACCACCACCACCAGCAGTATTTGCTTCGAAGCACCACTGCTCTTGGTTTTCTAATAGAATGGCTGTGTTTAGGCGTGTATTCTCATTTACAATTTCCTTTACGGAATCGGACGAATAATCGAGAACTGGTGCCCACTTTTCAAGTAGTGCTTCAGCTCTGTTCTTATCCACGAATGATTGTGTTGGACGTATTTTCATAATTTAGCTTTATATTTTCCTTTTCTTACTCAGGTTATTTATATCTAACCTCATTGTTCAGGGTGAAAACCATTACTTATATTTGCGAAGTTCGGAAATATAAGGGTTAAATTCTTGCTTAGAGGGAACTTTTGCTGCTTCAGTAAGCATTGGAGCATCTGCTTTCACCTTACGTGTTTCAAATGCTTGCTCTTTGATCATCTCTATTCTCTCATTTTCTTTCTTGTCAAAAAGACGAAGGGTATAGTCGAAGTTTTCTTCGATAAATTTGGCTGACTTATCACCAAGCACGCGCTTAATGTAAGCTTTCTTCTTATCTGGAAGTGATGCTGTCTTAGATTCGAGAACTAAAGCTGCTTTAACTGTTGAGTAGCCTTCCTTAAGAAGACCATTCTCTTTGCTTAGTGTGTTAACTTGTGCAGTAAGTTTTTCGATTTGGTTCTTAGCATCCATGATACCAGCTTGGAAGGATTCATTAACAAGACCTGAATCAACAGCAAGAACATTACGAAGATTAGAAAGAACTAACATTGCTGTACGGTTCTTGGTTGCTTCAGAAATTGCTTCTGCTGGAATGGTCTCGTCGAGGAATTCTTCGAGGTAGTTGGAAATTGATTCAACAAGTGTTGTCTTGAAGGATGAAGCTTCATTAGTAAGCTCACGATCATAACGCTTAACAACTTTAACTAGCTTAGCAGCGTTGTTCTTATCGATTGCTTCAACAACACGCTTAAGCTTAGAAGTATGATCCTTATCAATAGCGTTAATTAGCTGTTGGAGCTTAGTAGCGTATAAGTCATCTTGCTCTGCGAGAGCAGCTTCAACAGTTAATTGAAGTTTGTTAGTAAACGCTGATTCAATTTGCTTGACAGACTCTTCTGTTAGAATCTCAGTAGCTTCTGTTGGTAGTAAATTCTTAGCCTTCATATATTAAAATAATGGTTCGTTAAGGGATTGTTGAATTCTACGTTCAATTTTACCTTCAATGACACCTTGTAAGTATTTATTGGCGACAGCATATTTTTCTTCAGAAATTGCGACCACAAAATTAATAATATCGCGTGACTCTTTATGCATGGCTTTTTTGATAGCTTTATCCTTACTGCCTTGATATTCAGCAGCTGGTGCTTCTACTTTTCCATCGCCATCATAATCTTTGCCGGCTTTACGTTTAGCCTGCTTTTTAGGTACTTTTTTATTACGCTGAAGCTTTCGCATACTATTATTTATATAACTGTATATTATTTTTTGTGAATATATTCATACTTAATACTCCCGCAATCATATATTATGTTAATATTATTTTGCCTTAGATTTTCATGCTCTGTTAGCTCTTCGTTAAATATTTTAAGTTTATTGTGTAATACACTCTTTCTATAACCAAATCTATGTAAACGTTTATTGCCAATAACTATCCAGTAATTAGGTATAGTGGTATGAAGGGTAGTCATACCGATTTTAGTGTATATTGAATCAGCAGCGGAAGTATAGCGACGATCTGCATATGAAATAATTTTTTCTGGATTAAACTCTCTTATAAATGCTTGAAACAACTTAGCTGCGCCACCTATAACACTAACACCTGACATAGTACAATACCTATACAACTCATACTCGTTATTAACAGCGTTTGAACCTACAGACTTTCGATAGTTACCAAACGTCATTACCGATAACAATCTATTTTTATAGAATAATCCGTAATTAATATTACTAGCAAGGTCTCCCTGTAAGTGATACTTGCTTAAAAATCTCGACTTGTGCTTACTGTCTATTTGTCTTATTTCACATTTACGAGCGCCTATCTTAGACTTATTCAATCCAAGTATGCTCTTGAGCCGGGTATTTAATGCCTTTATATTATAAAACTCATCTCCGAAAATATGCAATAAACGTACCCCCTGTGCCTCACACATTTTTGTTTTATTGATATGATAGTGTTTATCTTTAATAAACTTATTACTGTGGTAATAAAGACCATCAATTTCTATACCTATTCGTAGGTCAGGTAAATAAAAATCAAGCTCTAAGCCATTTAATAGTGACCTATTGTGTTTCTCAAATACTATATTGTGAGATATTAGTAATAACTCTATATGTTTCTCAAAAGAATTAACACTACGATTACATATTATACAGTCTTCTATATCATTCCAGCTACCTATATTTTTTACAAAACTATTTGAACATATATTACACTTAAACTTATATTCTAAAGTTTTACCATTTTTAATAATACCTTCATAGTCCTCAAAAGAAAACAGGGGTGTGATATTTTTAAGCGAGCATAAGTTATTATAATTTATTTCAAGCTTGGGGTGTTTTTTCGAATCGGTAATATATTTAGTTAGATAATTACTAACACCGTATCTAGCTAAGTTAGTTTTCTGTCTCTTTAAAACAGTATCAGGTCTTTGTGAGCTGTGGTCCACTCCATACTCCGCTCTACATTTTTTGCGTCGCTGATCTTTAATATTATTATCATGCATAATATTAACAACACCGTACTTAGCCTTTATAGTATCTTCTCGTTTTTTAACAGCTGTACTATTATTACGTAATGCATTATTAGCATTAGCATTTATATTGTGTATGTCTTGCGTTTTACAGCTATTAGAGCAATACTGTCGCTTTAAGTATTCTTTAAAATCAACATACGGTATTGAACTATTGCATATAATACATTTTTTATCATTTATATTGAGTAGTAAGCAAGCAGCTTGCTTACCTAGTGTCTTGACACGAGTTTTTTCTGGAACTACACCTAAGCTATATAGATATCTCTTATCTTCCTCAGTCAGTACTTTATTAAACTGCTTTGCACTTACGTTAGTAATCTTCGATATTATCGCATCTCTCACGATATTATTTATTCAAAGAACGCAGTTTATAAAGGCAAAAGGTCTATTAAAAGTTACTAATAAACTTAAGAATCTGCTGACGTAAAAATGCATCAACATCTTTTCTCGGGAGTTTGTCAATAGATGTTCTAAACTTATCGTATGTTTCTTCATACTTACCATTTTCTGCTAGTACCCATTGCTTAGATTCTAAGATACCGTTTACAAACGCCTTTGGAAACGATGGGTCAGCTACACAGTCAACAGCAACAAGCTTAAGATTGCGTACAACATTATGACTTGTGCCTTCTTCAAGTGTACCTAGAGCTCGTGAAGACATACCTACTTTTACACCATCATTGATAAGAGATCTAACAATCATACCGCATGGTGTAGTTAGAACTTTTGACTTACCGTAGAATACATTACCATCTTCTTTCATTTCTGTAACTAAATGGCAAGCGCGTTCAAGGTCAACATCTGCTGAAGCAGGGTGATT